ATCTGCGCATTCGGATTCTTCTCCTCCCAGAGCTTCCAGTACTGGATGGCCTCCAGCGTCGACTGCGATGGCTTGGCGGCCTCCTGCTGAGCTTTGGTGGGCCTCTTGGGCGCGTCATCAGGCAGGGTCTGCACGCGCTTGGAGAACTTGTCCGGCTCAAGCAGAGCCATGTGGACCAATGTGCCCAGCATCTGGGCTGGAGTTGGAGGAGTCCTCTTGCGCTTGCCGAACTTCTTTTCCCAGAAGTGGCGCGGCGAGATCAGCATCGGCTTGAGGTCCGATACGCTGATCGCTGGATCATTCCTGTACTCGGTCTCATCCAGACCGAGATGGATTCCGGAGGCGATCATGCGTTGATCTTGGTAAGGAATCCCTCGAAGTTGCTGAGGATCTTGGTCGCCTTGTCCTCGCCGACATCGCGATAGGTCTGAGCCTCTCCGATCCAGTTGATGCGCTTGAGGAACGCATTGGCCGCCGCCTCGCAGCTCGCCTTCTCCATGGCCGCCTCGAGGTCCTGCTTCCACTTGGACTCAGCACCGCTGTTGCGCCATTGCTCGAGCAGCTCACCCGTCTGCTCTGTGACTTGGAAGATCTTGTCGACGAAGAGGCCGGAGCGGTCCTTCGACACGGAGACGCGATGGTCCAGAGCCACATCGAAGACGGTGGTGAACTCGTACTCGATGCCGTCGCGCATGATCGGAGCGAGGCCGACCTTCTTGACCGACTTTTTGCCCTTCTCGTCGACGTCCTGCACGTAGTCCATCTTGGAACGCATGCAGCAGATCAGGTGGACCGGAGACTGCAGGACCGCCTTGATGATGTCGGAGAACTTGTCACCGGCAGCACGCCAGTTGGTGTAGCTGTTGGAGCCAGGACGCGAGTCGAGCTGGCTCTTGTACTCGAGGATGCCCTCCCAGAAGTGGGAGGCGCTGTCGATGATGATGCACTGGTAGCCAGCCTGAACTGCCGCGCTGATGCCCTCGACGAACTTCTGGTGATCGAATGGCGGCGCGAGATCGAGCGTGTCGAACTCGAACTTGTCGGCGTACAGGGAGGCGGAGCCGTTCTCGGTGTCGATGAGTGCGACCTTGCCGGTGGGGCCGACCAAGCCTCGAGCGAGGCGGAGTGCGGAGTAGGTTTTGCCAGAGCCGCTAGGGCCGGTGACCGCCAGCTTCAGGAAGACTTTCTTCCGAGTGGCCTTTGTGAACGTAGGTGATGACATGGTTGTGTTACCCGATTCGGGCAGGCCAGACACTAGGTGTTTTACACCCAGCGTCAACGAGATCTTGAATCTATTTCCTACTGGCTCTTGTGGCGGACAAACGGCTCGTTCGGGTGCTCGTGGCCATGCTCCGCGAACTCAAGGTAGGCGCGGCAGTCGATGTAGTTGTCCTTGTGGAAGGCCCTCACCGCCCTGTGGATCTTGAAGCTCGCCATCATCAGCTCCACAACGTGGGCTGGGATTGGAGAAGGGAGCTCGATGCCGTAGAACTGCTGGAGGATTCCAGTCCACTCCAGACCAATGTTCTTGTGCGAGTGATGGGGTTCTCCGTAGACGGCACCTCGCTCGCGCATCGTTTGATGCACAGTCTCCTGATCGACTGACATGAGTTGTTAGTTGGGCTTGGAGGCTATCGACTCGGCGTTCTTGTACAGCGTGTCCACGAACGAGTCGGTCCATCCAAGCGCGTTCTGCAGCATCACGATGATCGGACTGTTCCGGACGATATTCTCCTTGTACTCCCAACGGTTCCAACCAATGGACCTCTGAGGCTCTGGAAGGCCGTTCAGTGCGGCTGCAATGGCGGTCATCTCACCGGCCTGCATCACCGCCTCACGCAGCGCCCACATCGACACCTGCGTCGGCACAGGGATGACGATCGGAGCCACGACCCATGCGCCGTCGATCCATTCGCAGGTCTGCGTAGCAGGATCGTAGGGAGGCTGAGGAGCTTCAACCCAGCCCTTGCGAATCGCGGTCGCGATTACCTGAGGATTCGTCTCTGAGCGAAGTTGTTTGTTGTACGAAAGGTATGTCATGTGTCAGGAGCAGGCGATTTTGAACGAGAATGCGGCGCAGTGATGAACTCGCTTCATGTATGGAAATGTGGCGGTCATTGGCTGAATTATCATCATGCCGAGTAAACCACTGGAATACAAATTACTTTGACCTCTGGACATTATGTACAATGTTTCTGTAAACGTGCCTGATATAAAATTATCAAAAACAGTTCCTTTGGGTTGTGGAGAAAGATTTTTATACAATTCTTTTATTGTTCCATACGAATACGAAATAACCGCGCTGTCTGTTCCAATCCAGTTGTTGGTTCCAGGATAAAAAACCGAACCTCCAGTATTCTTTATAATAACGTTATTGCCTTGTTGACCATAGAACGCAAACCCATTAACCGAATTTGAGTTTGGCCCTAATTCACAAATCATGCTTGCGGTTGTTAATTTCACAACAGCAAGACAATACTGGTGCGGCGCGGCAGTGAGATTGCTTACCGCCATCGCATCGGCTGTTCCGTCAAATGATAGCGCTGGATTTCCGTTTATTCCATTTGCCCCTGTTTTTACCGTTGGCTGCTTTGTAGACGTGGCTTGCGTCGCATTTTTTCCATTCCCACTCCTATCCGGCCAAGTTTGAAGCAAAGTTCCATCTGACTCAGTTAGATACCTAGAATCCAGCACTAGGTTCGCACCAAGAGCCTTTCCAATCAGATGTCTGGATCTGCGGTGCATTAGGCTGATGTGTAGGCGATTTCGACCCCGAGAAAACGAGCGTCTGCTGCTAATGTATCATTTACGTTTGATGCATCTCGAAATGCCTCAAATATAACCGCTTTGTTTGCTGCTGGAGTTCCCGCGATTGTCACAGCAGCGGTTGGATCAGATACATGCATTTGGTTTGCCGCAAAATAGGTGTCAAGTATGCCGGTTCCTCCAGACGCATATGTTTGACCAAGCGCGACATTGTCACCAAACGCTCTTCCGCGAATTGCCCAGACCACACTCTGTGACGCCGTTCCAGCCGAAGCTGTCCAATAGAATCGGGCGGTGACGGTTCCGTTGTCGTAATTGCTCGGCATCACGACCATCGCTTGGGCAAACTCAATCGCCAATTGATCAAACAGCAGCTCGTCTGTGTTGATGTTTCCGGTGGCTTGTTCTCGAGAATCAATTCCGCAGCCGCCTGTCGTTCTCGGTATCCACTGAGCAGCGGGAATCCAGACGTTGGTCGATCCGCCCCCTCCTCCTCCTCCACCACCGGCAGCCGCCCACTTGAGGCCCGTGGCCGTCGTGGAGTCGACCGTCAAGACGTGGCCGTTGGTTCCGCCAACTGCCAAGCGAACCTCGTTAGTTCCGTCGTGGACGATGATGTCACCCTTGGTTGTTCCAGGAGCCAGCGCATTGAATGCTGCTGTAACATTTGTTTGACCTGTGCCGCCATTAGCGACCGCGAGTGTGTTAGTGACTCCAGACGCTAGGTTGATCGTCGGCAGCGCGTGAACGTGATCAGCTCGAGCGTACTTCAGCGAAGTTCCGACAGCAGCAGTTCCGAGAGCCGCAGGAGTCGTTGCAGATGCCTGTCCGACAACATAGGCAGTCGTGGCAATCTGGTTCGTATTTGTATCGGCGGCAGCGGTTGTTGCAGTCGGTGTTCCGGTCAGCTCAGGAGACGCAATAGGCGCGTAAGTTGAGGCCGCAGTTGCGGTCTTCAGGTAAGACTGACCGATGACAAATTCTGTGGTAGCTATCTGTGTCGTGTTCGTGTCAACAGCAGCAGTTGTGGACGTCGGAGTTCCAGCAAGCGCTGGGCTCGTTGCAAACACCAGAGATCCGGATCCAGTCTCATCCGAGATGACACCAGCCAGCTGAGCCGAAGTGGTTGCGGCAAACTGACTGAGATTGCTGCCAGTGTAGGCAACCGTTCCGCCGCCACCGAACGCCACAGAAGACAGATCTGTTCCAGTGAACGTCAGCGTGTTGCTTACAGTCAACGCCTTCTCGTCAGCGATTGTGATCGTGGCTCCAGTCAGCGGAGCGGTGATCGCAACCTTGTTGATCGAGCTTGCTGTAGCGACACCAAGAGTTGGAGTGACGAGTGTCGGGCTCGTCGCAAACACGAGAGATCCGGAACCGGTCTCATCAGTGACAGCAGCCTTGAGGTTGGCGCTCGTTGGAGTCGTCAGGAACGTGGCAACTCCAGAAGCTGGCGTGACGGTAGCAAGAGCGCCAAGCCCCATCGAAGTGCGAGCAGTAGCTGCGGTCTGATTCTCCCAGCGATTGGTGACGTAGACCAAGAAGTCGTTGGTCGCAGGAGTGGTCGGATAGTTGACGTCGTGCAGCTCGTTCAGCTCGTAGCCGTTATTGACGGCGACGTAGATGATTCCATTGCTGTTATGCGCGCTTACGACATACCCAACCCTGACTGCGTGTTTCGGCGCAGCTGGGATAGTGTTTGTGAGCGCTCCAGCTGTTGTGGCACTGACGTAGAGGAGCTGGCCGTCTGAAAAAGATCCGGTGTTGAGATTACGCAGCAACCCGCTGGTAATGATCATTCCTGTCGCGTTTACGGCGATGTTCTCGGCAGCGATGCCGATCGTCTTGGCTGTGTTGGCATCTGTGTCACCAAGCGCCAGAGCAACAGTCAGATTTCCTGATAGAGCACCGCTGACATAAACTACCTGACCTTTATTGATCTGAGAAGCGGTGTTGTTCCTTCCGAGAACATGACTGTCAACACCAAGCAACGCGTTGACCGTCCCATCGCCAATACCAAGATCGAGTGTCTTGTTGTTGGGATCCCAAGTTAGCTTTGCATTTCCAACAGTTGCACCAGTGGTGTCGAACGTGAGGCTCTTCAGCCCAGACATCTCCTGAGTGTCAGAGAGAATGACGCTGCTGTTTTGAATCTGCGTGTTTACCTGATCCCATCGAACCAGAGCCATATCTGTGATTCCAGATGGCGGCCCAGAAACATTGCCTCCTCCGCCGCTTCCACCAGAAGCTGAGATCGTGATCGTGTCGGTCGTTGCGTCGGTTGTGATCGTGACGTTCGTTCCAGCAGCCAGAGTCAGCGTGTCGGAAGTACTGTCTGCGACAACGCTGGATTGGCCAGCAACAGCGAACGTAGAGAACGTGTTCTGAGAAGCCGCAACGTTTGCGGGAGCCCAAGCGGATCCGTTCCAGCTGACAACCTGCCCGTTTGTTGCGCCGCTTTGCGTGATGTCGCTCAGAGCGTGCGTGTGCGTCAGAGGAGTACGCGCATCGGAAAGCCTGCTGTCGTTGCCTTGGCAGAACGTATTGGCGGTAGAGCCAAACGCTCCAGTCGTGATCACTCCAGAAGTTGTGGTGATCAGAGGGAGGTTTGCGGTCGATCCGATAGCTCCGAGATTCGTGATGTTTCCATGAGTGTGGGATAGCGGAGTTCTGGCGTCAGAGAGGCGTGCGTCGTTTCCGATGCAGACAGTGGATCCAGAAGAGCCAGTCGGAATGCGGCCGATGTCAAAGATTCCGCTGGTGACATCCGAAGCTGCATGAACGTGCGCTGTTGGAGTCCGAGCGTTCGTCAGGCGAGTGTCTGTGCCGAGAACAACCTGAGATTCAGTGGCATTTCCGGTAGCCGGAACATTCAGCGTCGCAGAAGTTCCAAGAGCGAGCTTGGTTCGAGCAGCAGAGGCGTTGGCAGACGTGACGAATTCCGCGCCGTACACGCTCATTCCATGAGCCGTATCGGTCAGAGCAGCATGCGTAGCAACAGCGCCAGCAGCCTCGTAGTTCAGCGCAGGTATGTCTGTTGCGACAAGAGCCCGAAATGAAGGAGCAGCATTGTTCGTCGCGGGAGCGGCAAGAACGGTTCCAGCAGTCTGCGTCGTGAATGTCGCAGCGATTGTTCCAGCGCCAGTGACGGGAGAGTTCGCAACGTTGAAGATGTTGGGAAGCGTCAGCCCGACAGAGGTGACGGTTCCGACATTCCCTGTGGTTGGCGTTGTCGGAACCCAAGCGGTTCCGCTCCACGTAGCAACCTGACCCGTGGTGGCTCCGCTTTGAGTGATGTCGGCAAGCGGGTGAGTGTGCGCATTCGGAGCTTTTTCATCAAGGTAGGTGCAGTTGCTGTTTACCTTGATGAATGCGTTCCGCAGCGAATCACCCGTATTGTCGTTCGCTGCTGCACCAACATTAACGAGCGTGAGTGGCATGTTAGTTCTGCAGCTTGATCGGAGTGGAGAAGGTCACAGAAAGGGTGGAAGCGCTTGAGGAGATCGTTGCGCCGAAGTCGCAGTAGGCAATGAGCTTGTCGGTATTTGCGCTTCCAGTGTTCGTGTAGAGAAGCGCCGCCTTCGCCTGGATTGTCGAAGACGTCCACTCTGTGTTTGGAATGGTGATGCTCACAGAGCTGGTGGCGTTGTCTACAGTGACGCTGCTTCCATTGAGAGTTACAACTTTTCCGAACTCAGTGTAACCAGCTCCGCTCGGTTCAGCGCCACCTCCAGACACAAAGTTGGATCGAGTGGTGTGCGATTTGCTGACAGCGTAGGTAGACGTGGTTCCAACCAGAAGCATCTTGATCGGCGTCGTGCCGAACTGGAGAGTACCCTGCGCCATTTCCTTCAGCGCATTATTGTAAAGTGTAACTAAAGGCATGAGCGTCGTTTAGACCGAGGTTTACTGGCTGTCGATGAGGAGTCGCGGTTCCTACCGGTACTCAGAAGTCTTCTTAGCGATTCGTCTTGGCTGAGCAGAGAACTGCTTCCCGCGTCGAATAGCAGATCTTTTCGCCGCACTTGTTGCGGAGTATTCCGAGGAGGACAAGGCCTCTCTAGCCTTTCTTGGCAGATACCGCTCTCCAGTAGCACCCTTGCCAACCACCGAGTTCTTGCCGCTCTTGGTGCCCCAGTCCTCACGGGTCCACTTGGCCAGACTATTGGATGAGCTCTTGGAGCCCTTATAGCCGCCTCCAGCCTTCTTGTAGCGAGCGACAGCAAGCTGAGCTTTGCGGGCACTCCACTGGCCTGAACGGCCGCCCTTAGATGATGCTGTTACCTCTCGGACAATGCGGCTCCAGAGAGCTGGTTTGGTCTTCGTTGCGGTGCTTACCATAAACGCGTCCTTGCCCAGTAGTTGGCCGAGAACTTGTCATTCTTGGTCAGCTGGCCCTGTTTGTTCCGGATTCCACCGCTCCGAGCGAGGTAGTTGGCCCTGCGTTTGGGGTTCTTGTGCTTGGTGAAGTCGCTGTAACCGCGCAGGCCGAAGTTCACGACCTTCAACTTGTCTCCCTTCTTGGCAAGCACCCGCATCTTGGCCTTGGAGCCAGCAGGGGCCTGCTTGGGTTTGTTGAAGCCAGGGAACTTCTCCCCTCGGTACATGATCCCGCCGCTAGGCAGGCGTTTAACTCCCTTGATCATTTGATACCTCCTTAATTTCGGCCTCACTGACAGGCCCGTTGACGTTGACATTCACCTGAGTGAGTCCAACCGCAGCCCTAGGAGCGAACCCAGGAAGCACCATGGCCTCGGTCTTGGCGGTCTCCGCTGCGGTCTGGGCGCTCTTGATGAGCAGCTCTGCGGCATTGTTGCTCTTCCCGATGAGGTCGGCGTTGATCTTCATCAGGCCCATCATCACCTCTGGATCGGTGGAGGACTCGGCGGCCCTCTCACAGAAGTCCATGGCCCTATCTGCCCGAGCGATGTTCATGGCGAGGCGCGATCGGCCGATCTGAATGGCACCGACCTGCGCCACGAATTCGCCGAAGAGTCCAGCATGCTTGATCTGCTTCGCGTCAATGATGCCGAACCCAGCCTCCTTCGCAGCCTTCTCTGCTGCGGCAACAGAGATGGTTGGCTTGTTACGAGTCATAGGCACTTCCGAAGAAGTGTGTACGTTTTGTTCGATCGGGATCGGTGCGTTCATGGCCAATTACCCTCCCTGATTCCCATCGCGTCCATCCAGCACATCTTCTCTGGCAGCTTTGCCGCCAATGGAAGGTAGCACCAGCAGCCCACTGTCTGCGGCTTCCCGTTCGGCCCTATCATTGTCTCCCCCAGATAGCCGCAGGTCCACATTGGGCTCCGCATCGGACATCGCCAGCATACGCGCAGCCGCTGCCTCCAGATACGCGCTGGTGTCTTCGACTCCGAGGAAATCATCAACGCTCTGGTAGCCAGCCTCATCGCTCTCCAGAGACGCTCGATGGCTGATGAGGGTTGGAGCGCCCTGAACAAAGCGAGCGCCGCCTTGGTTGCGACGCCAGTATAGGCGACAGCACGATGTATTCTCTTTCGCAGCGTACTCACGGATGACTTCGTAGATCTGTTCTTCAAGTTGGCTGATCTTGGTTGCCCAGCGCTTCAGGTAGGCCAATGGGCCAAGCGATGCGGCACATTCATGTTCTGCATCGATCACGGCGTTTTCCCAGCTGGAATCGTGGATCACCTCAACGCTCCACCCAAAGAGCGACCTGTTCATGCGTGTTCTGTACTCGGTGAGCTCGGAGCTTCGGATCATCCGAGAGGCAGCCGTGAAGGCCAGCGACATGATGCGCTTCCGATCCTTCACAAAGCACAGCTTCTTGAGCTGCGGGTACCTCGCCAACAGGACCTCCTTCCAGTTCTTTCGATACGGGAATGCCTGAAGCTTGAAGACACCGAAATCGATCATCCGTCCGGACAGGAGCCAGTCTGCAATGCACTGGGTGATCGCCATCCAGCACATCGTTAGGGTCGACCTGTCTAGGCCAGATCGTTCCGCAACGAGGTCTATGAACTCGTTCTGAACATCGAGCTTCTTCTTCTTGGACCAATCGATCGTCTCCTCCTCTGGAGTGCTCGGCTTGTCCGCGAACTCGCCATTCCACTTGTAGTAGAACTCCGGAGTTACCCCAGCGGCCTTGGTGCAGATTGAGGTGAACTGTTCGAGCTCTAGCACCCACCCGCTCCTGAGCTGGATCGCGCCGTGGAACTTCAGCTTTGGCTCCACGACTCCGTACTGCGCGTAGCCCAGCGGAACCGCTGGAATCACGTGGGCCATCGCCTTCCCGTCCATCACGCAGTGGCGCAACCGCATCGGCATCGCCCACCCCGCTCCAGACAACACCCAAAGCTCGACGTCTTTGTCGTCGCAGTATGTCAGCTTCATCGTCACTGCGTGAACACCACGGTCGGCTTCACCGTTGGCGTAAACCTGCGCTCGATGTCCATCGGGGTCTCCGAGATCAGCATGTAGGTCACCGCATCGAAGATGTGCTTGTTCTTGTCGCCGTCCCGAATCGGCTCGGCCTTGTTAGGTCCTTGCTTCAGCTCCCTGACCATCTTGATGGTGTTTGACAGCTGTGCGGAGAAGTAGATGCGCCGACCGAATAGCAGCTTCTTCATCAGACTGATGCGCTGCTTCACCGATCCTGAGCCCTTGGTGACCGCGTTGAGGACGATCTTGCCTTGGCTCACCTGCCTGACCACCAGCTCGTCGTAGACATCGGAGGCAGCCCTGTAGCGCCACGCGCTGTTGTCGGACCAGTGCCGCCACATGATCCGCTCGTGGCCGTACTCGCGCTTGATGAACTCCTCCCACTTCTCCATCCGCTCGATGACGGCATAGGTGAAGTCGGCGATGCTGAGCTTCCGGTCGATGACGACGACCTCGTCCAAGATGTCGAAGACGCTGTTGCCATTCTCGTCCTCGCGCTTGCAGGCGATGCAGCAGGCATGGTTGACGTCACCAAGGTCCCAGCCTGTGTACAGCTCGATGCAGTTCCTGTTCGGAACAATCACATCCCATTCGTCCTCGGTGGCAGATGTCGCATTGCCGACCACATGGGTGGACTCCACGAAGACATCTGAGAAATATGTGTCTGATACATCTGCAACCCATTCGCCCCTGACATAGCGGGCAAACAGCTGCTTGTCGTAGCTGTACTTGGAGATGAGGTCATTCTTCTCGCGTGGGTCGAGGAAGATGTTGTCGTCGATCGTGAACTGGATTCGTCCGTAGGAGTCGTCCCTGTTCTCCCCATCGGCCATCTTCGGGAACCACACGCCAGCCAGCCAATGGTTCACGCCAAGCTCTGGAGGGTTTAGGTCGACGATCAGCTGATGGTTCTCGTACGGGATTCCAACCACGCGCAACTGATCGGAAAGCGAATCAAACACGATCCGCTCCTCGAACTGGTCCGCCTCCGAGATCCAGACCATCGAGAACCGCGTTCCCTTGAACTTCTGCTCCGCCTCACCGACGTTCTCAAGCGAGTGCAGTTGGATCTCCGATGTTCCTCCAAAGGCGTTCCTGACCCGAGCAAAGGACATCTTGGTGGCGACGTCCATGGTGGGCTCCTTCACCCACTTCATCCCGAATCCAGCCTCTATCCACTCAGGCAGGACCGTTCTGGTGACGTCACTCCATACGCCGACCTTACCATTCTTGAGGGTCTTGGTGATGATCCCCACGATGGCGTTGTTGTTCTCGAAAAGATGTCTGGCGGCACGATTGGCAATGGCGAGCGATTTGCCCGCCTTACGTGGACCGTCGACCATCAAGTATCGGCTGTAGTTGTTGAAGACCTCGAACCCCTTTGGGAACAGATTCGGCAACCACCGCCCGCTGGAGTCTTGCATGCAGGAGCTACGACTTTGCGTGGACAATGGTGTAAAAGGCGGGGATGACTCCATTCAAAGTTGCACTACATGAACGAAATCAAACTGCAGCGTGATGGTCTCGACAGCGCAATCGATGCTCTCGAGGTTGGCGAAACGATGGAGATCTGCGCCACCATAACGATCACTTCCAAGACTGATTCCGAGATCGTCGCTTCGGTTGAGGAGGTCGAGCAGGACGAGATGGCTATGGACTCTGAGGAAGATATGGGCGAAGAGGAGTCCTACGATTCTGAGGAAGAAGCTCCGATGCCCAAAAAGCGTGGCAAGGGGCTCGGCATCCTCATTATGATGGGTGGCCCGAAGGGGAAATAACCCCGTCAATCTATGGTTGATCTGGAATTGCTGGCAAAGCGAGGAGCTACGCCTGAAAAGCTCAAGGCGAAGTTCACCGCAGAGGTGATGGACGACAAGATCAAGGAACTTGTCGACCTCAACGCCACGCGCATCGACGAAGGCATCCAGAGGAACCTGAACGACGCTCGTACCATCTACGCGATTGATCAGGCGTACGACGTGTCTCAGCGCCAGATCACCTACACCCTCGTCGAGGGATTGCTCGCCAATGGTGTCAGTGGCGAGAAGGTGATGGAGGCGATGACCAGCTGGGGTTTGACGTCCCGACTGAACAACATGATGTCGCCTTTGTGCGACAAGAACGGTCAGGCCATCTGCGACAAGACCGGCAAGAAGTTGATGAAGTTGGACATGCCAACCTTCTTCAACGTCTTTGTTCCGCTGGTTCAGGCTTACACGAAGATGCGTTGGGCCAAGCTGTTCAACGATCGGGACATCTATCCGCTCTACAAGTATGAGCCTGTTTCGCAGACGTTGGACAATCGGATCCGCTGCGAGATCATTACCAGCCGCATTCAGCGAATGGTTCAGGATATGGGTTATCGCGAGGACGAGCGACAATCCATTCTCCAGATGCTCAAGTACGGAACCTGCATCAACTTCCCATCGGAAGACTTCTACCGCGAGAAGCAGATCTTCCTGAAGGACGGGAAAGAAAAGAAGAAGGTGGTCAAGGAGGGCGTCCGCTTCGAGATCCCGCATCCTTCGCGGACATTCTACGATCTCAACTATCGGCTCACGACCGCCAACACCGATACAGGAATTGAGTACGCTGGGTTCTGGAACGTTCTCCGCTACAAGGACGTCAAGAACAACAAGGACTTCTGGAACACTGACAACATCCAGTTCAAGTACGGGTCGTGGGTCCTCTCGAAGTACAACTACTACCGAGAGCTCAACCCATGCATGTTGCGTTTCCCGACGGTGAACAGTCACTCCGGATCTGGAACTGGGGTCGGCGATACGGAGCGCACCAACGAGGCCTACAGGTACAACATGCACCATCTCGATGAGGGTGTGACGGTTGTGTCGTACTTCCAGAAGCTGATCCCTTCGGAGTGGAACCTCTTCGACTACGATGAGCCGGTCTGGATGCGCTTCGTCCATACTGGCAGCCATACTGTCAGCCACGCTGCCGTACTGGGCTACAATCCGCTGGTGGCCTACATGTACGATGCAGACCTTGGAACTGCCCGTCCTACGTCACTGTCTCTGGAGCTGCTGCCGTTCCAAGACCACATGTCCAACCTGCTCAGCCAGTACATCCTGACTGTTAAGCAGAACCTCGAGCGCATCGTCTTTTGGAACGCTGACGTGGTTGACCAGAAGTACGTCGAGATCATCAACAACATTGGTGAGAAGAAGTATCGAGGCGTCACTTTCATCCCCTACTCCAAGAAGGAGCTGAGCTGGCAGCAGCAGTCTGAGCGCGATGCGTTCACTCCAGTGCAGCTTCCTCAGGGCAACTCGATGGAGATTGCTGGAGCGGTGAATCAGCTTCTGTCGATGATGGAGCGAGTACTGGGCTACTCCGCTCAGGAGATTGGTGTTCCGGCGACTCACGAACAGACTGCTCAAGAAGTACAAATCATCGCCGCCAACACCAG